CACTTAGCAATTAAGTCATCTTTTTTAAGGGTTTTTAAATCCATTATTCTTGATTTAATATTTCATTTATTTGTAACTGATAAGTTTCCTTGTCAATCGAGAACAACATTTTTCTAACAGCTATATTGATTATCTCTTCGTGTGTATGAACAGGCAAATCAAAAGTATTATTAGGTAAAGCTGAACCGTTAACAGTAATAGGCTCTCGTAAATAAGTCAGAGTCCAAGCTGACGGAGAAGAGTCGCTCTCTATAGATAAAGAAGAAGCAAGAGATACGTAAACAGGATTCTCATTATTCGGTTTATTAAAAGGGTCTTCCTTTATCTTGTTAACGTCATCATGCTGTACAGGTCTAATAAAGGTTTCTCTATTAGAAGTTATACCACATTTTGTTACAGAAAAAGTACCTTTTAACGAAAGTACAAATAACATATTAACAGGAACAGTAACCGAAGTTCCTGAACCTGTTAACGTGCTTATGAGTGTTCTTAAATCTTGTCGTCTTTTTTCATTTACTTCAAACTCAGCATAACGAGATTTTACGAACTCATTCTGAGCGAATTGTAAAAATACATCTTTCTCTTCAGGTTCAAACCAAGGCAAGTCGTGCTTGTCTATAATTATATCTAATCTCTCGTGTGCTTCTGCGAATGTCATAACTAAATTTTAACGCTTGATATTTCTTTTCTAATTGAGGGCATCAAGTCCTCGTTATCTTGTAACCAAAGAATCGCTTCATCAATGTTAGCTCCCATTAACTGCTCTCTATACTTCCAAACATTATTTTTGTGAGTAAAGATGTTTCTCATCTTACCTTTATGCAAGATTTCTTTAAACACTCTGTTTGGGTCATTGAATGCAGCTAAGAACTCTTTTGGAGAAGACTCAGCTTTTTCATACAACTTATCTTTAATGATTGTCTCTAACACATTAAGTGTTTGAATACCTATGACTCTTGCAAAGTTAACCAATGCTTCACCTCTAAGTTTTCTTGCTTCAATCATCGCATCGATTGACTCCTCTCTTTCGTTTGTGCGTAGCTCAGCTTCCTCAACAACATCAACAACCTTTAAGATTGGCTTAGCACCTCTAACGTAGATAGGGTGGTCTTTGATGTGTTCAAATTCCAATCTATCATTCTCAACGTTAAGGTTCAACACAGTCAATGCTCGTGTGTACTTTTTAACACGAGGGTTTCCGTGAGCATCTTTAAACTCACGAAGTTCCCCTGTGTCAATATCTGTGTAATCTCTCACGGTAATAGTACCTGTTCTCTTAGGGTTTACCATTCTGATTTCAACGTGTCCTTTTTTTTCTCTGTCTTTTACTGTAGCCATCTGCTTTTACTTTAACATTTACAAATTAAAAATTACGATTTCAATAACTGTCCACAAGATAGTGGGTTACGAACAATGATTCCTGACTCAGATAAAATCTCACAAGTGAAACCATCTTTAGAGTTAGAAGCAACCATTGATTTTTGGTCAAATGGGTTTACCATACCTGGGATGTATTTTACAATCATTCCACGGTCAACACCACCTGCACCTTTTACTTTTACTTCTACGTTAGAAACACCATTTGTTACTCCCATGTCCATAAATACCATTCTGTAAGACTCTTTAGGGTAACCTGTTGTAGGGTCTAAATCAGTATGTAATTGTGGGTCGTCAAATAATGGGTTATGAACCAAAGTGATTCTATGACCTAAAGCGTTGTAAGTAGTGTAATGTACACCTAACTCTAAGTTTCTTCCTGAATCCATATCATAGATTAAAGAATTTCCTTGGAATACTAAATCTCTCATCGCTCTATGGAAAGCAACTTTACCTGCTGTTCCTGTAAACACCATCCATTGGTTGTTTTTCTTACCTGAATTTAAACTCAAGTTAGCGATAAAATCTACGATAATATCTTCAGTCAATGAACCTGTGTAAGTATCTGTATTAGCAGAATCAATTTGAGCTAAAACACCATCACCTGCAATTAACGCTTTACCGTTAGCATCAGTAATTTGTGCTACACCATTAGCATCCATAGTAGAAATACCATACCATCTTGATAACTCTAATTGGTATAAATACTCTTCCATTACTAAATTTTGGTCTGTGAAGTACCATAATTTCTGACCGTTGTTCTCAATCCAAGTAACATCAGTTAAAGCCGAACCTGTGATAGATTTCGCTTTACGAGAAATTGTTAAGTAATTTACATACCAATCAGGGAATACGTGGTTTTCATACCCTTGAGTTGAACCTTCTTCGAAGATAGAACCTGCAGTATTAACTGTCTCTCCTAACGCATAATTTGTTCCAGCTAAAGGAGCTGCAGCAGGGTCGTTAGTTTGTAACTTGATTGTGAATGTAAAACCACCTACTGATGGAGTAGCATCACTTAAAATGATTGCTTGTCTTCCGTCTTTGAAACGAATAACATCATTTTTGTTTAAGTAGTTTTCTACGAACTCAATAGTACCTGCAACTACACCTGATGGAGCTGAACCTCCACCTGTACAAGTAGAAGGGCGATTTAATCTACCTAAGATAGCCCACTTAAAAGAGTTGTCTCCGATAAGCTCTTCTTTAGCGAAACGACCTGTTCCTTCTAAGAAGTATGTTAATGAATACTGAGGGAATTGGCGAATTAACGCTTTACTAATCTCAGGGTATTTCAACAAGTTAGTAACTAACGAGTTTTGTTCGATTGTGTCTTTTCCGTAAGAACCTGTGTTAAACTTCATTTTTCTTTTTTATTAAATTAAACAAATTACATCTGTTCCGAATCCATAAATCTATTCGGATTAAATTCTCCTGTTGTTGGGTCAGGTATATTTGTTTTACGAACTGTTTCAGGGTTTGTCATTCTATCTAAGATAGCCGACTTACCTTTCTCAAATCCATTAGACTTCATCCCTTTCAAGATTTGGTCTTTATATTTCCAAAGCCAAGCAGCTTGTGCCATAGACTCAGGGTTATCAGTAACCTCCTCAAAGAAAGCTCCTGACGATATATAATCTACGTGTTCTGCCTTTTGCTTACCGTTGATTTTCCCTCCAAACATATTATCTGTCTTTGACATGAATGTTTCAAGTTCTTCTCGTGCTTCCTGTAGCTCCTGCTGTTGCATTGCATCAGATTGTGGAGCAGGTTTTGCTGCGTTAGCTTTTTCGGCTTCTACGATTGATTCTAATTCTTTTCTAACTTCACGAGCTTTACTTCTGATAGTATTGTTCTCAATTAAAATATCAACCTCATCTTCAATTTCTTCTTCATTAAAACCTCTCGCTTTTAATTCTTTTCTCATTAAAGACTCGTCATCGAGTTTGATAAGATTATTGAATGTATCAATCCTTTCGTTAGTTACACCCTTTTCCGCTAATTTTTGCTGACCTTTTAATGTGTCAATGAACGATTCGTAATCGTCAGCATCTATTCCTAAAGACTCAGCTACAGATTCCCATCCTGCTGCTCCTTCGTTTTCTGTATTTCCTTCTCCGTCTTCATCTCCTGAAGAACCTCCATCATTACCTTCTTCTTCTGAGCCTTCGTTAGACTCTTGCCCTTGGTTCGACCAATCAGAGTAGTCATCATCATCCTGCTCTCCTGAACTGTTAGACTCTCTATGTTGTCCGTCTTCGTCTCCTTCCTCTTCTGAACCTGAATTTTCTTCTCCTTTATTTTCATTGTAATCCATTGAGTCGGAATCCATAAAAGAGCCTGCGTCAAAATTATTTTCCTGCTCTTCTTGTGTTCCCTGTTCTAAGTTTTCGCTTTCTTTCGTATTCATATCTTAAACATTTTTTACAAATATATAATTTATTTATTACACTATACCATTTTCTGTCTGAGAATTATCTCCCTGAGAGTTAAGCATTTCAGCCATTTGTTCTGCTGCTAAATCATTTTCAAGCTTTTTATCCATCTCCTCCTTTTTTACTGCTGACGAATTTGAAGTGTTTAACATAGCCATATTAGCATCATGTTTTTGTCTGTAATCTTGAGTTTGTTGACCACCTTCTATTTTCATCTGAGTAGATTGAAGTAAAGCGTCAGCATCAATTTGTGCAACCTTAATCTTAGCTTCAATTTCCATTTGTTTCATTTGAGCGTCTGATTGTGTTTTGTTGTTGATAGCTTCAGCTTTAGCTTGCTCTGCTTGAGCCATAGCTTGACTCTGTTCAGCATTAGATTTTTGTATAGCCTCTAACCCTGTCTCCAAAATAGCTTCCGCATCTTTTGCGTTTACAGCATTAACAACTTTAACCAACTGCAAGAATCCTTCTGCTCCTGAACCTGAAAGAACTTGTTGACCAAGAGCTACAAGACTCTCTTTGTCCTTTCTGTCTTTAGAAGAGTTTTTAGTAAAGATAGAGTAGTCAAAGTTTTTAAAATCTCCCATTACTTTCATCATCTGAGAACCTGACTCACCCATAAACGCAGCAACAACTTTTCCGTCGTTCCAACATATTTTCATTAAATCTGACAACTGTTGAAACACCATATCCATTGTTCTTACGTGATTTGTAAGTAACGGTTGAGTTATTAAAGATGACTGCATTACACTTCTCTCATTAACTCCTACAGCATCAGATTTAGTAAATCCTTCTCTTGCTCTTGATATACCTGTTAACTGCTCTGCTGTATTTTCAAGCATAGCTTTTAGATTAATCAACTGCTGAACAGAGTTTGATAAAGTAAAGTCAATTTGTTGGAACTGATTAAATCCACCAACTTGTTGACCTTCCTGTTTAGTATTGATTGGAATAACACCTGAGTTTTTTGCATGGAAAAATACATCATCCAATGAAACACCGTTTGGTTTCTGAGACGTATCGTAAACAACAGCTTTACCACCACTACGAGCAAGTGTTAACTCTATGTGATACATTACGATATTATATAGTATTTGGATATTCTTTAAACTATCAACTATACTTAAAGTTATACTATCGATGTTGTTTTTAATTACACCAACATAAGGTAGTGGAGCTACAGCGTAATTATCTTCTCTTCGTATTTGATTAGGAACACTTCTTGCATTTACAATTATGTCATGCCCAATCATTACAGCTCCCCAAATATCTGTGTAAGCTTTTTTCTCTACATTATCTCCTGCTTTAATTTTATAGTCATCAGGAAGTATTTTTCTAAAAGGAACTTCAGGGTCAAATTTATTTTCACTTAATTTTACTTTAAGCATTTTAATTGACTTCCAATTTGATTGTATTACTCTAATCCTCATCGGAGAGTTAGCGTCTTCTTTGTAATAGAACTGAAAAGGTTGGTTAAACTTTTGTAAAGAGTCTCCACCTTCATATCTCATTTTTTCTATAGCAACTACTTCAAGCTCTGTTAGATAATCTCCAAACTCATCAATGATTTCATTAATAGTTAAGAATCTTTCTTCAGCAACCCAGGAACTATCCTGTAATGTTTCCGAATCAGAACTTATATCCCAAATTAAAGAACGAGGGTCAACTCTTCTTACAAATGGGTCTCCTTGCTTTACTGAACAATGATAAAACTCTTTTGAGTTAATACACATATCATAAAGACCTTTTTTGAAAACGTGCTGTAATTGATACTTGCTTATAAGATGTAGCAAACCAATAAATGTTAATTGCTCTACCTGCTCTCTTCCATTAAGCTTTAGGAACTTATCAATATCTTCAGGCATTTCCATACCCACATCTTCATCTTCAAATTCCATTCCGAGCTCTTGCTCCATCTCTCTTCGAATGTCTCTCATAAGCTTTTCAGCCACAAGAGCAACTTTCTTATCAAGCTTTTTTACAACAGCAGCTTCGTTTACAGCTTCTACAGTAAAATCTAAAGGTTGAGACATGAACTCACCAACCAATAAATCAATCTTTGGAGCGATTATAGGATGGTTAACAAGTCTTGCAGGTGAACTTATACCATACGTGTTTGTAACGTATTCGAACTGCTTAGTATCAAATACACCGTTGTATAACATATAGTTTTCGTAATCTTTTTTACGTTCACGATTAAATTTAGTAGTGTAGCTTTGATAAGCTAACATAGCTAAAATATTTTGTTTACACCATTCTTTAGTCTTTTGACTATCAGGAATGTTTTGTTTTGGGAATACTGTTTGTGTCGTCATTATAAATTACCTAATAAACCTTTATTACCTGTTATGCCAAGTGGGTCATATTTACTCTTTTGGCTTTGAAAACTTTTATTGTTTGTTACAACCATCCTACCGTTACTATCCATGCTAAAGGTAGGTAAAAAATATTCATTTTTAGCTGCAACATCTTCTGCTGCTATAACTCTTTGATTTGAATTATCTGCATCGTGCATTAACACAATACCAAAAGCCATAGCCATATCGGTATTTCTTACTCCGAACTCTGCTAAATCTCTAAGCAAATCGTAGAAGTAAATACTCTCACTATGTTTTTTTATGTACTCATCAATCATTTCTATCAATAAATTCTTTTGATAAGATTTCATGTGAACACCATATTTATTCGATACCTTACTCCAAGGAGCTTCGGCACTAATTGGTCTCTCTTTAAGGAACTTTGTTGCTTTCTGTTTTATAAACCAATCAAAGAACATCTCATCTGTGTACTCTACAAGAAGCTTAGCGTTGTAATATGCTGCCAATTTTAAATTGTTTTCAAACCAAATATCTTTTGTATAAGGTCTATCAACATACATAGCTATAGGTAGATAAGTTTCTTCATCCATTGTATGCCATCTTCTAAAAATTATAGCACATCCTTTAGAATCTGAACTCGGAGCGTCTGTCTGATAGTATGAATCGACAGCACCTATATCAAGATTCAAAATATCCTTCCTTGGTTCTTGCATTATTTGAACATCCCCTTCATCGTCAAGTATAAACTCAACTTCAAGCTTGTTTCTATTTTTCCATTCTAATCTTCCTCTACGAATAAGACCTTGCATTTTTTTACTTGCAAGTATGCTCGCCATCTGAGTATTAATTTTTTCTAAATCAAAAGGAGATTTGTTAGATTGCATGAAAGCATCTTCAGGTTCAAGTGGATACTCTTGTAGATGTAAATAGTAGGCAGATTTATCTTTCCCTTTACGTAGCTTCGCTCTTCTCTCTTCGAAATGTTTCCTTGCTCCTGCCTCATCACTAATTCCTTTCTTGACATCAAAAAATCCATAAAGACCTTTACTTGCAGGAATGAAAAATTGTTTAAGATTGTACGTTTCATGTTCGTACCACATCTTCATAAAGTCATCAGACTTATTCATTACGTTTGAAGTACCACCGACAATCGGTACACCGTATTGTACAGCACCATCTTTAAAACAAGGTTCTGAAGATATGTAAGC